TCATGCGCGGTGGCCTGGGTCACGTTCTCGCACGCGAGCCCCTTCCAAAGCCGCGCGCGGGGCCACTCTTTCGCGTCTGCGGCGGGCTTCCAGGAGGCTTTCGCATAGGTGACGCCCTCGGGCTCAAGCCGCGCGAAGGGATAGCAGAGGACGCGGCCGGAAGGCAGAGCATACCAAAGATGCTGGCCGTCGAACAAATAGGCGATGCGTCCGGCGGTAAACTCATGCCCGCGGTTCCGTATCGCCCGCGTGTACGCCTCCTCCAGCCCCTGCCAGAACGGCACCGACCAGGAGTTCGCGCGCCGCCAGGCGTCCACCATCTTCCTGGCCTCGCTCTCGGGCAGGTTGATGCCGTAGATCCGGCCCATGGCCGCGAAGGCGCCGACGCCGCCAGCGAAGCCGCAGGCCAGCTCCTGCACCTTGCCGACTTGGCGCTGGTCCTTCGTGACCTCCTCGACGGTGGTGCGGAAGGTCGCAGCGGCGTTGACCTTGTAGACGTCCTCGCCGCGTTCAAAGATCCCCAGCTTCTCGGCGCCGCTGTTCGTCTTCGACAGCCAGGGGTTCACCCGCGCCTCGATGGCCGACCAGTCGGCGGCGATCAGAACCTTGCCAGGGGCGGGCAGCAGCGCCGGGCGCAGCATCCCCTTCAGCACGTCCGTCACCCGCTTGCCGTAGGCCGGGACGATCTGGTGCCCCCGCACCATCGCCTGGCGGACGTCATCCGGCGCGGCGGCGCACTTGCGGGGGAAGTTGTGGACCTGAGCGCCGTAGCTCGACGCGCGGCCGGTCGCGGCCCCGCCGGCAAAGACGAAGGCGCCGCGCACCCGCTGGTCCTCGGGGTCGGCCAGTTCGGCCAGCCGGTTGAACTTCGCCACGCTGGAGGCCCAGAGATCGTCCGCGCATTGGATGACCTCGGCCACGTCAGGCGGCACCTCCTCCGGGTTCTCGGCGGCCAGAACCAGCAGGTTCGCCCGGACGTTCTTGTCGATGGACACCTTGGCTTCGCCGTCCTTGTGGACGACCATCAGCTTGCGGGCCTGCGGCCCGACCCGGTGTTCGACCCACGCCCGCATCTTCGGGCTGCGGACGCTGGTGATGGCGCCCGCCGTCACCTCGCGGACGGTCTGCTCGATCTCGACCAGTTCCTCGCCAGCGTAGCGCACGGCGGCGGCGCAGAGCGCCGTGTCCACCAAGACGCCCCGGTCGTTGATCCGCTCGTTAACGTGGTAGTCCAGCAGCTCCTCGTCCGACAGGTCGCGCATCGCCTTGCTGACGGCGCGCATCGCACGGACATCCTGCGCGCCGTAGATCCGAAACTCGTCGAACAGCTTGGGATCCGCACTGAACGGGGGCACACAGAGAAGGCGTATTAACTGCTTGCCTCGGTGGTCCTTCTTCATGGCCGCGCCGGCAAACCGGCCAACATCTTCCAGACTGCCAGGCCCGCAATTGGCCCGCGCTTGCGCTGCGGTGCAGTAGAACTGCTCTAGTTTCGGCTCTGGCACACCAAAATCCGGGCACAAGACGTAGCTAAATATCAGACGGTCAAAGCCGGCGTTGTGAAACCGCAACTGGCCACCATTCAAGATGTGCTGCTTGACGCGCTCTGGGAACGGCCGCCCGCACGCAGGCCACCATTCATCCACCTCCTCATCGTCGAAGGCCCAGTTAAACAGCACAATCTCGGTGGTCCGGTCTTGCGCGTAGTTATACGCACCCGCCGACAACAGATCGCAGTGGCTTCTAGTTTCTGTGTCCCCCCACAAAATAGTCATTCTTCCGCGCCTTTGCGCTTAGTGTGCCAATGACGGTTTTCGTAAGTGTGTATTCTATGGCAGTTCGCGCATAGGATGTCGCACTTCTCTATCTCTTGCATTATGCTGTGCAACGACCGTTTAGGGTCTTGGCTAACGTTAAACAGCTTAGTGCCGCGAACATGGTTAAAATCGAGGGCGGCGGCGTGGGCGCTGTACCCGCACGCCGAACACCCGCGCTCTGTTTTTATGCGGTCTATCATGTTCCGCCGCAGCCGCTGAAAACGCTGGGTCTGCGCCGCTTTGCGCGGCGAACTATTTCGGCAGCGGGGAGTGCAATACTGCTGCCAAGGGCGGGCTGGCGCGAAAAGACCGCCGCAGGTAGGGCAGTCTTTCGGAGGTGTCGGCGTATCTTGCGTCATGCAGTGAAACGGCCCCCGGCTTGCGCCAGGGGCCGATCCTTCTCAGGCCGTGCGACGACGACGGCGGCCCGCTTCCGGCGCCGGCTCCTCAGCGGCGGCCTCCTCGGGCGCCTCCGCGTCAGGGCCGTCGAGGCTCACCCACTCCACCACTTCGAACACAGGCGTGTAGATCCGCCCGTAGCTCTTGTGGGTGTAGTGTTCCTTCTTCAGCCGCACCACCGGCACCGGCTTGGACTGGTCCTTCTCCACCTGCGTGGCGATGGCGAGCGCCAGCACCTGCACGGCGCGCTTGCCGCCGACCGAGGTCGTCGAGAAGCGGGCTTCCATGTCCTTGTCCTCGCCGTTGACGCACTTCAGCGACATGCCGACCTGCGGCTCCCAGCCCCGCTTCGACTGCGGCGGCGCCGGCTCCAGCTCGGGCAGCGGCTGCTGCACCGACACCATCTTCTCGCCCAGCACTTCGCCGTCGCCCCAGGCGATGTAGCCGTGGGTGAAGCTGAACGGGTTGATGGCCCACAGGCTGTCGGCCTCGACCTCAGTCTGGTCGGCGCCGAAGACCCAGTGGCCGGTCTTGTCCATCTTGAGGATGACGGTGTTGCCGAGCGTCGTGCCCGTGTTGAGCGCCCGCAGGGACTGCGAGAGCGACTGCACGGACGGCAGGTTGGCGTTACCGAACTTCGTGACTTCGTTCATTGTACTGTCCTTTCGCGTTTAGACGATCTTACCAAGAGCAGCCGCCAACTGGCGGCCGATCTGCAACACAGCCGGCCGAGGATCCTTCTCCGGGGCCAGCGTGGTGCCTGTTGAGACGGCGACGACCAGTTCGTCCGGCAGTTCGATCTTGCGCTTCTTCAGCGCCTTCTCGGCCTGCGCCGGGCTGACCAGCTTCGTCTCCGTCAATTCCGTCTCGTCGAGGCCGAGGCGCGACAGCGCCGCCATCGCCTTGTCCGCATCAATCCACTGCCGCGTCGCGCGCTTCTGCACCAGCTTGAAGCCGGGCACCGGAAGGCCGTTTTCCAGTATCTGCTGCGCCATCAGCCGCACTTCCAAAAGGTAGTCCTCGATCAGCGGCGCCTGCTCCAACATCTCGCCCAGCCGGGCGGCGTCGATGTTCTGGAGGCTGGTCTTCAGCGCCCGGTCCACGGCACCCGTCAGCAGCGGGCAGACCGGCTTGGCGGCGCACCAGCGGCAATGGTCGCCGGTCTCCATGGACGGATCCGGCCCCAGCGCCTCCTTCACGGCCGCGAACAACTGCCGTTCAAAGTCGCGGATGCGGTTGGGCGTCGTACGCCAGCACTTCACCGGCACGGCCGCTGTCGGCTGGACGATGATGCACTCAATGCTGGTGACGCCCTTGAAGGCCCACGCGACCTTCGGCGTCCTCATCGCCGCCGCGGCGTAGAACATCGCCTGCGGGTTTTCCTCGACCGCGACGTCCACGCCGTCTCCGAACTTCCAGTCCAGCACGATGGCCGTGCCGCCAATGCGGCCGACCAGATCGGCCGAGCCGAAGACGCCGGGCAGCGCGTCACCGAAGCCAACAATGGCCTCGCACTCGTAGGTCATCTCGCGGCCGGGGTCGATCAGATCAAGGGCTTCCAGCGCCGGGCGGATCTTCGTCTCGATCAACTCCGCCGTGACGGTCACGTCGCCCAGCTTGTCGCCGATGAACTCCTCGGGCTGGCGGTCCTGCGTCAGCACCGCCTCCATGATCGTGTGGCAAAGGGTGCCCTCGTCGGCATAGCGGGAGGAGGGGCGGGGCGGCATCTGCTGCACCAGCTTGACGGAGCCGGGGCACCGCATGACCCGCTTGGCGGTCGAGCCGCCGACGATGTTGGAGTGTGCTGCCATCTCGTCCTCTACTGAACCTCGCTTGCCCGCATCCTATGACAACAGAACCTGTTGTGCAAGAGGTTCTGTGGTGCTATCCGTCGGACATGCGCGAGAGCGAGATTGAACGCCATCTGGTCTGGCATGTCACCCGGCTGGGCGGCGTCGCCTACAAGTTTCGGTCGGTCACCCACCGCGGCGTGTCCGACCGGATCGTCTGCCTGCCTGGCGGGCAGACTTGGTTCGTCGAACTGAAGACGAAGGGCGGCCGGCTGGAACCGCTCCAGAAGCTGTTCGCGCAAGAGATGGAACGCATGGGGCAGCGGTACGCCTGCCTCTGGACGAAGGAGCAGGTGGATGCCTGGGCCATGACGCTATGATCCATTACCACGGGCTACCCATCTCACCGACGACGGCGGCGGCGCACGCCATCAGTGCGGGCCACGCCTTCATCAGCTTCGCCCACGCGGAACAGCTCGGCATCGCCGTGAGCGTGTGCCAGTCCTTCGCCGTGGACAACGGCGCCTTCTCGGCATGGAAGGCGGGGGCGCCGGTCAAGGACTGGCGTCCGTTCTATGAGTGGGCCGAGGCGTGCCGCCGCATCCCGTCCTGCGACTTCGCGGTCATCCCCGACGTCATAGACGGCGACGAGGCGGCGAACGACGCACTGCTGGACGAATGGCCGTTGCCGCTGTGGTTCGGCGCGCCGGTCTGGCACATGCACGAAACGCTGGACCGCCTCGACCGCTTGGTTAACCAGTACCCCAGGGTCTGCATCGGTAGCTCCGGCGAGTACTCCGTGGTAGGCAACGATCTCTGGTGGCGCCGCATCAGCCAAGCCATGACGGCGGTCTGCGACGCGCAGGGGCGGCCGTTGTGCAAGCTGCACGGTCTTCGGATGTTGAACCCCAAAGTGTTTACGCGGCTTCCGTTCGCCAGCGCCGACTCGACCAACATAGGTCGGAACGTCGGCATAGATAAGAAATGGGCCAGCGGTAACTACCTCCCGCCAACTAAAGAGGCGAGGTCCTACGTCATGCGGGCCAGAATTGAGGCCCACAACGCACCTTCCACATACACATACGGAGAATGAACATGCTCTATATCGCTATCGCCGTGTACGCCACGGCCATGACGGCCGCCAACCTGTCCATCGCTTTCTTTGGGCCTTGGGTGTCGCCCATAAATGCGTTTCTGTTTATCGGGCTAGACCTCGCACTCCGCGACTGGCTGCACGTTCGGTTGAAGCTTTGGCAGATGGGCGCGCTGATCTTCGGCGCTGGCGCGCTGACGTTCATCCTCAACCCTGCGGCGGTCCACATCGCCATCGCGTCCTCGGCGGCGTTCACCGTTGCGGCGCTCGTTGACTGGCTGGTGTTCTCCAAGCTCCGCGGTTCTTGGCTGTTCCGGGCCAACTCCTCCAACGTGGCGGGCGCGGCCGTGGACTCGCTGGTGTTCCCGACGCTCGCGTTCGGCGTCCTCATGCCGCAGATCATCGTGCTTCAGTTCGCCGCGAAGGTGTGCGGCGGCGCGATCTGGGCGTGGCTGATCTCCAAAGTGCGCTCATGAAACTCCGCCCCTACCAAAGCGACGCCGCTGACTTCCTCTACGAGCATGACCGGGGGATGATCCTGGCGCCCGTGGGGGCTGGCAAGACGGCGATCACCCTGACGGCCATGGCGGCGATGGTGACCGACGGCCACGTCAGGCGGTGGCTGGTGCTGGCGCCGAAGCGCGTCTGCACCGACGTCTGGCCGGTCGAAGGGCCGAAGTGGGCGCCGGGGCTGACGATGGCGGTGGCCGTCGGCACGCCCCGCCAGCGGGCTGCGGCGTTCGCGTCGGACGCCAAGGTGGTCGTCACCAATTACGACAACCTTCAGACCGCGCCGCCGGATCTCAGCAGCTTCGACGGCATTGTCTTCGACGAACTGACCCGGCTGAAGAACCCGTCGGGGAAGCGGTTCAAGGCGCTGGAGAAGAACATCGAGCCGTTCAACGTGCGCTGGGGCCTGACCGGCTCCTTCACGTCAAACGGCCTGGAGGACGTCTTCGGCCAATGCAAGATCGTGGACCAGAAGCTGCTGGGCCGGTCGAAGGGCGCCTTCCTCCAGAAGTACTTCGTCTGCCTCAACCGTGAGTACGGCGAATGGATGCCGCGCAAAGGCGCACTTGGGGCCGTGATGGACGCCATCCGACCGGACACTTATGTCCTAGAGCCTGGCGAGTACAAGGACCGCCTGCCGCCGCTGCACACGACCGAAATGCGCTGCGACCTAGCCGACCGGGCGCCCTACGAGAAGATGAAGAAGGACTACCTCGTCGAACTGAGCGGCCAGCAGATCACGGCGCTGTCGGCGGCGGCCGTCACGACCAAGCTGCAACAGATGGCCAGCGGGTTCGTTTACAATAGCC